CGCCATAGACCGGCGCGGGCCGTCCGCGCCGTTGGCCGACCGGTTGCATGCGGTCGCGGCCGACGGCACGCCGGAATACCGGTTGTCGGATATCGGCAACACGGAGATAGTCGCGGCCGGCGTGCTCATGCTTGACCGGCTCATGCAACGCCAGGTGTTGCACGTGCCTGATCCGGCGCTGGACGACGCGGCCGCCGTCGCGGTGCGCCGGTGGGTCGCCGATAGTTGGGTGCTGTCGCGTCGTAACAGCGAACAGGCTATTAACGCGCTTGAGGCCGCGCAACTCGCGGTCACCGCGTCGCTTCACGCGCAGCCGGCCGCGCCGTTGCAGATTTTCGGTTAGACGTTCTGTGACGTTCTGTGACGTTCTTAGACGTTCTTATATGCCGGTTTCGGCGTGGCGCTGTCGTGGGCGGTTGAATCGGCTGCATGAGCTTCATTTCCCGCATCTCCAGCACCGCCGCACTGATGCTTCGCGCGGCGCAGACGACGGACGACGTGGAGGAAGCGGACGCGCCGACCTTGCCGCCGCGATTGTCCGCGTCGCATGACCCGCTGGCGTTGTCTACCGTGTTTCGCGGCGTGCAGATCATAGAGACCGCCGTTAGCAAGCTGCCGCTGATCCAGTACGCGCCGGACGGCTCGCGCATGCGGCCGAGCACGCTCGTAACCCGGCCTGACCTGAACCGTAGCCGGCGCGACCTGTTCGGCGACCTCGTTTCCGCTCTCGCGTTGAACGGTAACGCGTTCCTGTTGAAGGTTGAGGCGGGCGGCGTGCTCGTGGGCGTGCGCAGTCTACCGCCTCAGCTCGTGACCGTCACCGACCTGAACATGGACCCGGCTAACCCGCGCTTGCGCTACTCGTATCGTGGCGTGGATTATGCAGCCGACCGTATCGTGCACTTGAAGCTGCTGAACGTGGCCGGCCGGTTGCGTGGCATGGGCCCTATCAGCGCGGCGCGTGAGGAGATCGAGGGAGCGCAGGACACGCGCGCCTACGCGTCGAACTGGTTGGACAATACGGCGCGTCCCGCCGGCATCCTGAAAAGCGACCAGATTCTGAGCGACCAGGACGCGAAGACCGCTAGTGAACGGTGGGCGAAGGGCGGTGCGGGCGGTGTGCGCGTGCTCGGCAAGGGCCTGGACTACACGCCGTTGGCGTTGAGCCCCGAAGACCTGCAATTCATCGAATCGCAGCAGTTCAACACCACGCAGATAGCCCGCTTGCTGGGCATCCCGGCGTCGTTGATGCTCGCGAAGGTGGAAGGCACTTCGCTGACTTATTCCAACATCGAACAGGAATGGCTCACCTTCGCTGAATACACATTGAGCGCCTACGCAGACGAAATATGCGAGGCCCTCACGTCGCTACTGCCTGAGGGGCAATGGTGCGCGCCTGACTGGGATTCGTTGCACCGCTCCGACACGAACACCCGTTATAGCGCCTACCAGACCGCCATATCCGCCGGATTTATGACGGTGGACGAGGCGCGCGCCCGTGAGGGATGGGCGCCGATCAACCAGACCACGCCACAGGAGGCCACATTATGAGCGAAGAGGCACGCACCATCACCGTGAAGGGCATCGAGCTACGCGAGGACACGGGCGACGGTACCCGTATCGAGGGCATCGCCGTGCCGTTCGGCCAACGTATCGGATTGTGGCGCGGCGCTGCCGAGGAGTTCGCGCCGGACTGCGATTTCGGCGACACGACACGAACCAAGCTGAGCCGTGACCACGGCCGTCTCATCGGCAAGGTAACGAACGCGACGCGCGAGGCCGACGGCCTTCACATCACCGCGTCAATCAGCGACACGGCCGAGGGCCGCGACGCCGTGCAGCTGATCCGCGACGGCGTGCTTGATTCGTTCAGCGTGGGATTCATGCCCGTGACCACCGACAAGCGCATGGAGGGCGACACGAGCGTGTACGTGCGGCGCGCCGTGAAGCTGCTTGAGGTCGCCGTCACAGGCATCCCCGCCTATACGGGCGCGGCCATCACCGGCCAACGGGACCAGGAACACGTCAACAACCCAACCGACACCAAGGAGGAAACAGTGGAAAACGAACAGCAGCCGGCGACGGAATCGCGTTTCGACCAGCTCGAAATGCAGATCCGTTCGCTTGCGGACACCATCGACCGGCAGAAGCCGGAACCGCCGCATGTCATCGGCGGCCAATACCGTTCGGCCGGCGAGTTCGCGAAGGCGCTTGCGGCCGGCGACGACACCGCGTATGAGTTCATGCGCGAGGCTCGCGACCTGATTTCCAGCGCCGACACGAACAACACTAACGAGTGGGTAGCCGACCAGATCAAGCTCATCCAGTCGCGCCGCAGCGTGGCGAACCTGTTCCAGCATGCGGCGCTGCCGGCCACCGGCATGACGCTGGAATATCTCAAGCTCGGCTCTAACACGCTCAAGGTGGCCGAGCAGACGGCCGAGGGCACGGCCCTGACCACCGGCAAGATCACGCTCACGAGCGCGACCGCCGCTGTGAAGACCTATGGCGGTTACGCGCAGCTGTCGCGCCAGGTCATCGAACGCAGCAACACGCCCGCGCTTGATACCGCGCTCCGCGCGCTCACCATCGCTTACAGCAACGCGGTGGAGGCGGCGGCCCGCGCGCAGCTGAAGGCCGCCATCACCGGCGCCGCCGCGAACAAGCTTGAGACGCCGGCGGCCGTGAGCGCGCTCACCGCCGATCAGTGGATTACCGTCATCATCAACGCGGCCGAGGCGGCGGACGGCCGGGGCGCGCAGCTCGGCACGCTCGCGGTCAGCAAGGACGTGTTCGACAAGATGGCGAAGATCACGCGCAGCGGCGACGCGCTCATGGACGTGTCCGGCGAGGGCGTGGACAAGCTCGGTAGCCTGAGCCTTACCGGCATCACCGGCCGCATGCTGTCGGTCCCCGTGCAGATGGTGCCGGGTGCCGCCGCGAACACGGCCGCGTTCATCGACCCAACCGCGTTGCAGATGTGGGAGGCCGGCGGCCCGTTCCAGCTCCAGCAGGACGACACCACCAAACTGCTTTCCAATTACAGCGTGTACGGCTACGCCGCGTTCGCGACCGTGTTCGCGGGAGGAATCATGCCGCTAGCCCCAAAAGCGTGACCACCCCCCCGGAACCAGTGAATCTGCTTAATGACCCCGGTTTTGAGTTGACCCCGACCCTTTGGACGCTACAGGATGCCCGTGCGCGGATCGCGGACGACAAAGACGCATATTGGGTGAAACCGCAAGCCGGCGAACGCATGTTGCGACTGACCACACGAGCCAAGGCGATAAGTGAATGGTTCGACGTGTCCGACGCCGCCGCGCTGGACGTGACTTTTTACGCCAACACCTACGACAGCGAACGGTTCGTGGATTGCCGTATTGAGTTCGACGGCGCGCCCTACTCAGGCGGCGCCACGCACGTCAACAGCGGGGGACCTAAATGGAAGCGGTTCACGTTCCGGGCCGTCAAACCATCACAGTCCATCTCACGGGCCCGCGTGGTGGTGTCCACCAACACGGCGGATGTTCGCGTGGACAGCTTCACCGTGACTGCTACTTGAGAAAGGAAAGCACATGGACCAGTTGCATGACAAGTTCCTGTCGATGATGAACGTCATCGGCAGCGACGACGAGACGCGCGCCGACGACTGTCTGGCGACGGCGCGCGCCTACTTGTCGGCGAACCTGGGCGAGACGTGGGACACGGTGCCCGACCTGATCCAGTCGGATTGCGTGCTGGCGGTCGCCGCCGACCTGTTCAACCAGAAGGACGCGCGCAACGGCGTGATGAACGTGGACAGCGACGCCATCGAGCCGTTCCGCGTGTCGTCCGACCCGTTGCGCGCCGCATGGCCGAAGCTCCGCGCCGCCGGCGTGCTCGCGGGAATGGGGATCGCATGACCGACACCATCACCGGCAAGATCGACGCGCTCATGGAACAGGTGGCCGGCGCGTGCGGCGACCTCGTGGAACACGTCACCATCGACGAGACCGAGGTGAAGCCGCCACGCGGCAAGGTCTGCGTATGGGTCAAACCCCCCGAAGTGGCATGGCCCTACGCGGGCGCGGAAAACGAACTATCGGTGCGGCTCGTGTTCGTCGCCGGCAGTCCCTGGGCGCAGGCGTCCGCGCTGCCGCTGCTACTGGCCGCGATGGACCGGCTCGTGGCGTCCGCGCTGCCTGTCACATCGGCCGAGCCCGTCGGCTTCACGCGTGGAGACGCGACGCTTGCGGCCTACCAGATCACACTCAATGAAATCTAACGAAAGGAACAACCATCATGGCGGACAAGATTCGTACCCTGGGACCGGGAAGCCTGGTCATCGGCTCCTCAGACGACCAGTACAAGCTGGACGTCGATTGCACGAGCGTGGAACTGTCGCCGGACAATTCGAGCGAGGACCCCGACACGTACCTGGACGGCCACGAGGAGGGCGGCGCGCTCACGACGTCGTGGAAGCTGTCGGGGAGCATCGCCGAGGACTACAGCATGAACGGCGCGCAGGTGTATTGCCTGAATCACGCGGGCGAGACGAAGGCTGCGAAGTTCGTGCCGAACACTGCCGGCAAGCTCCAGCTGGACATGCGCGTGGTCATCGCGCCCATCGCGTTCGGCGGTGACGTGAAGACGAAGAACAAGAAGGATTTTGAGTTTTCCGCCACCGACGTGAAGGCGTCGGCGTACACGCCGACGAGCGCCTGACATGGCCGACAAGGCCCTGTACGTCGTCGGTCAGAAGCGTTTCGTACAGACCATGCGCAAGGCCGGCGCCGACATGAAGGAGCTGAAGGAGGTCAACCGGCGGGCCGCCGACATCGCCAAACCCGAGGCGGTGGCCCGCGCGCCACGCGGAAGGACCGGCAAACTCGCCGGATCGATACGCGTGGGCGCGACCCAGAAGGCCGGTATCATCCGCGCCGGCCGCAAGACCGTGCCATATGCGGGACCGATCAATTACGGCTGGCCCGCACGGCACATCAAACCGAGAACGTTCGTTAACGACGCCGTGGCCTCGACCGAAGGCCAGTGGGCGAAGGAATACGAACAGTTCGTGAAGAAGACCATGAACCAGATCAAAGGAGCATGAACCATGCGAAGCACCGCGAAAGTCACCTACACCGACGGCCATGTGGACGAAGCACCGTTGACGCCGCGCGTCATCACGTCCGCCGAGGAACACGCGCAGAAAGAGGGATGGGAGCCGGGCGAAGCAAGCAAGATTCGCCAGTCGTACTACATGGCGTATCTCGCGCAGCGCTACGCCGGCAACACCACCACGCCTTACGAACAATGGCTTGACCTCGTGGACGACATCGACGTGGAGACGCCGGAAAACCCTACGAACTAGCCGAGTGGCCCGACGATTCGTTAGGGATCATGTCGTTCATGCTCGCGGCACGCTTCGGCGGCACGCCGTGGGCATGGCGGCACGAGGCCGACGAACTGGACTGGGGCACCGGTTTAAGACTGCTGCAAGACGAGATGGACCGAATGGAGGATTAGGCCGATATGGGTAAAAGCGCCATCATGTCCGTGAGGATCACGGGCAACAGCGACGACGCCGTTAAAGCGCTCTCCAAGGTCACGGCGAAAGCGTCGGCGTTCGGCACGTTCATGGGCGGCGCCGCGCTCAAGGGCGTTTCCGCCTTGTGGGACACGCTCAAGGGATTCACCGGCGCGGTCATGGACATGTCCGATTCAACGGACAAGTTCAAAAGCACGATGAATTTCGCGGGCTTCGACACGGGAGCCGTGGAGGCCGCGACGAAGGCCACGCGCGACTACGCAGACAAGACCGTGTACGACCTCACCACCGTGCAGAACACCACGGCGCAGCTCGCGGCCAACGGCATCCAGGATTACGTCGGATTGACCGAGGCAGCGGGCAACCTGAACGCCGTCGCCGGCGGAAACGCCGACACGTTCAAATCGGTTGCCATGGTAATGACGCAGACCGCAGGCGCGGGTAAGCTCACGACGGAGAACTGGAACCAGCTGACCGACGCCATCCCCGGCGCGGCCGGCAAGCTCCAGGAAGCCATGTTGAACGCGGGCGCGTACACGGGCAATTTCCGCGAGGCCATGGAAAAAGGCGAGATCACGGCCGCCGAGTTCAACAAGGCCATCATGGACCTTGGCATGACCGACGTGGCGAAAGAGGCCGCCACATCGACGCAGACTATGGAAGGCGCGTTGGGCAATCTTGAGGCCGCCGTCACCGGCGGATTGACGGACGCCTTCAACCTGTTCAAGCCGGCCGTCACGGGAGCCATGACCGTAGCGGCCGACAAGATCAGCGCGTTCAGCGGCAAGGCCACCACCGGCTTGCAGGGCGTGATAAAGCTGATCCGCGACGGCGATTTCTCCAGTGAGCTCCGAGAGGCGTTCAACATCGAGGAAGACAGTCCGATCGTTGATTTCCTGCTCACCGTGCGCGACACCGCCATAAGCGCGTTCGGCACGGCCAAGCAGAAGATAGGCGAGTTCTTAGGCGCGTTCCAGGACACGGGACCGTTGCAGGCCGCCGCCGACATCTTCACGGCGGTGTGGGACGCTTGCAAGAGTCTCGCGGGCGCTGCCGGCGACCTCGTGGGACAGTTCACGCCGCTGGCGGATTCGATGGGCGGCGCGTCCGGTGCGGGCCAGGCGTTGGGCGACGCGTTCAACGGAGCCGCCGACATCGTTGGCATGGTGTCCGATAAGCTCACCGAGTTCAGCGACTGGGTTTCCGAACATGCCGACGCTGTGAGCAGCGCCCTTGTAGGCATCGCCGCAGGTTTCGCGGCGTTCAAGGTCGCCAGTGTGATAAGCGCCGTGTCGTCGGCGTTGCAGGGCTTCAGCATCGCGACCACCGCCGCGTCGGTCGCTCAATGGGCGTTGAACGTCGCCATGAACGCGAACCCGATAATGATCGTCGTCACCGCGATAGGCGCGCTCGTCGCCGCGCTCGTCTGGTTCTTCACGCAGACCGAGACCGGCCGCCAGTTGTGGAGCCAGTTCACCGCGTTCCTCGGCTCGTGTGTGGACGGCATCGTGGGATGCTTCCAGGCGTTGCCGGGCAAGATCGGCGGATTCTTCCAGTCGGCCGCGCAGTTCGCTACCGACAAGTGGAACGCCGTCGTGGACTGGTTCAAGGGATTGCCGGGCCGTATCACCGGCGCCATAGGCAACGTCGGCAATCTGCTGTACAACGCGGGCGCGTCGATCATCAGCGGTTTCCTTGACGGCCTGAAAAGCATGTGGAACAACGTGACCGGCTGGATCAGCGGTATCGGCGACTGGATCAAGGAACACAAGGGCCCGCCGGAATACGACGCGGTCATGCTCGTCAATAACGGCCGTCTCATCATGCAGGGCTTCGCGCGCGGTTTGCGCAGCGGCTTCGACACGGACGTGAAACGCACCATCTCGCGAATCAACGGGCGCATGGGCGGCCTGAGCCTGGACGCCGGCGCGGCCGGCGGCGGCGCGGTGGGCGGCACCGTCGTAAACGTCACTTTCAACGCGCCTGTTGACCGCGAGGGCGTGGCCCGTGAGATTCGAAAGATCCTTGCCGATTACGACAGGAAGCGGGGTAACTAAGTGCAACAGTGCTTCATGTTCCTGGACTGGGGCGACGGTTGGAAGGCCGTGAACGACCACGCCGAGGACGTGGCCGCGTTGGCCGGTTTCAGCATCCAGTGGGGCGCTGCCGGCATCGACACGCAACCAGACCCGTCGGTGATGTCGTTCACGCTCCGCGACCGTACCGGTTGGCTGACGGGCCGGGCGCTCACGTTGGCGGGCGCGCGCGTGCTCGTGCAGATCAGCGAACAACCCACGTGGGGCAGGCTCCGCGCGGATATGGGCGCGTGGTCGGCGCAGCGCATGCGCTTGGACGCAATGCACCAGGCGTACACGCCCGGCTTGCCGTCCAGCGCGTCCAGCACGGCCACCACGTTGTTCGACGGGCTGATCCAGAACGGCGGCGACGCGCGCCAATACGGCGACGGCTGGTTGTTGGAGCTGAGCGCGACCGGCCGCATGATCCTGTGGAAGCGTATGCAGAAGCAGGGCCCCACGTCGTCCGAAGCTCGTTATGCGAAGGTCCATTGGGTCGGCGGCATCGCGGATCGTGTGGCCGAGCTCAATCGGCGCGCCACGGCGTCCGAAGCGCCTACCGTGTCAACAAGCGGATTGGACGCCACAACGTCGGTCGCACCGTACAAGCTGGATGATTACCCGTCGCAACTGGACTTGCTGCACCGCACGTTCGCGCATGAGCCCATGTGGCCCGTATGGTACGAGTACCCCGACCGGAACAAAAGCCGATTGGATTACATGCCGTTCGGCGCGCCCGTGACCATCGGCGCGGACGTGTCGGGACGGCTCACCGTGACCGATTGGACCGGCGAGACGTTGGACGGGTTGGACGCGGCCGACGTCATCACCGACGACGAACAATCATTGACGATCCCGGAACCCGTCACCCAGTTCGTTATCCAGGGCAAGACCGCGAAAGCATCCGACGGCGCGCTTGAGTTCGACCAACACGAAACCACCTTGACGGACATGGGCCGACTGCCGGCGAACCTGAAAGCCACGCAATCCAGCGTCACCGTTGAGGCCGACGTGGTGACGGCCGACGAATCGGGCGGCGTATGGGCCCGCGCGGGCGGCAGCGTGTGGGCTCCAGCCGACGCGGACCGCGAAGCGTTCGCCCGACTGCTCGTCACCATCGACCGGCGGTTGCGGCCGGCAACGGTGGTGTTCGACGGTCGCAAACTGGACCCGGCCACGCACGCGCGCCTGTATCTCACCGCCAGTTCCGGCCCGCTCGTCATCCAGGGCGCCACGTCGTCACGTCTCACCGACGGCGACGGCATACCCGCCACGGGCGGCGCGTGGGCGACCATCGGCGGCACGCTCACCTACCAGTGGTTGAACGGCCGCCCGTTGCTCCGCAACGAGGTCACGTTATGGCCGT